ATGACAACGCTTTTTGGTTTAACCTCCCATTCGGGCTTTAATACCAACGCTTCGCCTAACTTCTCAGCTGCAGTCATTGCTGCTTTCTCTTGATTGCTTTTCATGATAACCTCTTTGTTAGTGTTTGTAAAAAACATGAATTATATATAAACATTTTCATGGGATATGCAAGGATTAAATAATATAAGATAATATAGGATTTATGACCAAATTTGTTTTAATTTTATACTTATGCAGCCAGTTAAGTGGTCAGTGCCCAAGTCAACACTACCCAGGTTATTCGTTTGATAGCCATACTGCGTGCGTAGAATATGGATACAGGGCCGCATATGCCACATTCAATCAATTAGAAAAACACGAAGAATTTTCAAAAGAATATATAGAAAACAGCAGAATTGCTGTTAGATTTGAGTGTAAAGCAGTAGAAGTTAAAAAAGAAATTACACCCCCACTAAAACCCAAAGGTAAAGCCACATAGTTGCAATCTCCTCCCTTTTTGGTATATAATAATACATGAAGTTGTATCGCGTCCAAGCAAGATGTAAAAACATATATTTTGATAAGATGCTTGAGGCTGAGAACGATAGAGCTGCTCTTGATGCGTTTGCAAATGGCGTTGAATCAGGAGAAATAGTAGGAACGGAAGAAGGTTTTTATGGCAACCGAACCTACGTAACATTTGAGGAGGTAAACAGAGATGGCCCTACAAAAGTTAATCTCGGAGAAACTTCAGTTGGAGTCCAAATGGGCAACGCAAGCGTTGGAACAGGGGAGAGTAACTCCTGACATGAAGTGGATCGATATCAAGATCAAAAATCTTAGAGTAAAGATTAATGATCAAAGTGTTAAAGACGCACAAGAAGGTCTTTTAGATATAGCTAGTTAAACTAGCAAAAAAAATCAATTTTATTCCCAAGACTTCTGCGCTCTAAATTTTCCAAAAAACATTTTCTTTAAGTTATACACGTTGATACATAATAATTATTTTTTTTAGTTTATGACTTTGTTGAATAGTAAACGATTTCCAAAAAGTGCTCGTGGTATAATAGTTAAATTATAAACAAAGGAGAGCAAAATGACTTTTGAGTGGAAGCACCCAAAATACTACCAAGAACTAGCAAAGATAAGAAAGCAAACAGAAGAAGAAGAGCAAAAGGAGAAAGACCAGGAAAAAGAAAATTCAGAAGAAGATTAATTTTTCTTTTTATAAAGTACATGCAATTTCTTGCCGTCAAAGTAATAACCCTCAAGTTCTTTTTTATTCTTTGGCTTCACCCCAACTTTTTCCAAGGGCCACATCAACTTTAAAAGGGACTTTAAGATTTTCGATAGCATTTTCCATAACCTCCTTAACTCCTTTTATATCATTCTCATCATTTATTGAAAAGCATAATTCATCGTGTATTTGTAGTAAAGGTTTAAACCCCTGCTTGTAACAATTAATCATTGCTTGTTTTGTTTGATCAGCTGCAGATCCTTGAATTAACCTGTTGAGGGCTTTGTAAGTAAATGCTCGCCTAATGTTATTTCCGTATATTGCTTTAGCCTCTTCATATTGCATTGCCTTATTCATTCCGAAGGTAGAGGGCTCCCACATGTCAAATCGGCATTTACGACCCCTTATCGTTCGAATAAAGCCATATTTTGAAGCACTGCTAGTCACAGCTTCAGCTAATCTTTTAACAAATGGTACTCGAGTATGATATTTTTGTAATAGGTTTTCTGCATTGTCCTTAGAAATACCTAATTCTCGTGCTAGTTTAGCCTTACCCATGCCATAAAAAAGTCCTAAATTGATTGTTTTGGCGTGAGTTCTGCTAATTCCTGCCATGTCTGCCACAATTTGGTGAAAGTCTGCAGCCTCATTCTTGTAAGCTTCTATAAAATCATCTGCACCTGCAAAGTCTTCATTTACACTAGCAGCGTAATGGGCAACTAGTCTTGGCTCTTGTTGGCTATAATCAAAACTACCCCATTGTTTACCTTCTTCTGGTAAAAACAAACTTCTAATCTTATCTCCAAACTCTTTGTTTCTTGCAGGAATCTGCTGCAGGTTTGGATTAGAATAACTTAAACGTCCAGATACAGTTCCGCCTTGGTCAGATCTTAGTTGATTAATTTCAGAATGTATTCTACCTTTGTGCACATATCTTTGAATGGAGTCAATGAATGTTGAATGGAATTTATTTATTTCTCTTGCTTGTCTTATTAGTTGCGCTATCGGGTTATTACAGTTTACTAGCCAATTTTGCGTAAAGCTTGGCTCATCAGTTTTCGCTGTCCGTGGGTAATCAACCCCTATTCTATCAAAGACTTGAGCAACAGATCTTGCTGCCCAAATATCAACTGACATTGTAGTTTGTTCTTTAATTTTATTTAAAATTGTTTTTTCTCTTGCAACAAATTCTTTTTTAAGACTTGCAGCTTTATCTTCATCAACTCTGATACCTCTACGCCTGGTCTCAATTAAAATAGGCAGCAGCTCCATTTCCATATCCCACACATCATTTATACTTTGTTTTGTAATTTCTGTTTTGAATCTTTGCCAAAGTTTTAAAGTAAGCGCAGCATCTTGCTCAGCATAAAATCCAACGTAACCTGCAGGTAGTTTCCATAGATCTGCCTTTGGATCTATACCCCACTCCTTCGCTTTTTCATTTAAGAAAGTTTCGTTTTTAATCTCACCTAGATAATCTTTTGCACATGCATTCAAACTAAAACTAAATCTATTTTCATTAATAAGAGCTGCAGCAACCATCGTATCTACTATAGGACCATTTATTTCAAAACCATTTACTAAAAGCCAACCCACATCATAACTTGCATTGTGAAATATTTTTTTAGCAGGTGTTTTTAAAACTTCTTGCATCCAGGCCGTTGTAATCGCTGAGTCCATGTTACCGCCAGCATCATGATGAATTGGAAAATACCATTGTTGATCAAACGCAGCAACTGCGAAACCTACAATGTGGCCATCAAATGTAGCCCATCCTGCACCTTTTGTTTTTATATTTGGATCTTTAGTTTCTAAGTCAATTGCTATTTCTTTTGCTTGTCTAAGATCTGGATAATCACTTGGACAGACCCAATCACTGTCATTATATATAAAATTTAACTGATGAGTCATTATTTTAAGATAAAATATGCTATTGTACCACCAATTGCTAGTGCAATAATGCCGACCAGCAGCATACCTAAACCATAACCTATTGTCATTTTTTTGTGTCTTTTAATTTTTTTATTTCTAATTGGCAGTAATGTATGATTTTTTCTAAGTCCTCTATTTTATTTTTAAAAAGGTACCTGCAAACGTATTTAATTACGTTGCCTTGAAAGAAAGAAAGATTATTCTTTGAAATGAATTCATAAGGTTGAATCGTAAAAAATTTATAGTGACTCCCTCCAATCTGCTTGTCTTGGGGGAAAGCATCATCAAACATATCTTTGTTTGTCATAATTTAAACTCCTGTAAAACTTTTAATTTTTCCTCTGCATTAGCGATCTTTTCTATAAGTTTATCTGCTTCATCTACATGTTGTGGATGTTCGCCAATTGCTACAGGTTTCTCTAAATAAATTTTTAGAGTTGCTTCTGCCTCAGAGATTTGTGCATTATATCTATCCTCTAAGGCTTCTAATATTAATCTTCTAAACATAATTTGCCTCGTATAGTTTGTAATATTTTCCTAATGGAAAGTTATATTGATGGTTGGTACCTAGCAAGTGTAAAGTTTGTTTAGACCTTGTTACACCTGTGTACCAAACTCTAAGTTCTTTTACTTTCTCTGCTAAATTCTTTTTGTCAAAATGTGAAGGAAAGTTACATTTACTGGCTAATACTACATTGTCAGCTTCACCACCTTTTACTTGATGTATTGTATCAATAATAATTTTAGGTGGTTGAGTTAGATCTACACCCTCCTTCATTAATTTATTAAAATATTGTTTATCCTTATCTTTAAATTTTCTTTTAAACACTTGATTCCATGGACCTTTCTTCT